AAGTAGTTTCGTCTGAATCAGGATTTAAGTAATCATCTATACTCTCGAAGATTTAAAGCAATTTTTTAAAGTAAACAGAATCATCGGGATTAAGATGAACAGTAAGACTCAAGGTTGACTTGACATTTTCGACGTACCATATTGAATCTGAGAAACTCATAAAATCTTAGTGTGAATCACTGAGTTCTTTCGATTCTTCAAAGGGAGCAGTTAAACCTCAATAACTGCCGGGGCTCTTAAGTCCATTTATGATTTTGAAACCTGAGCCTCCTGGTACAGCTGACATCACCATGTCTGCAAGACCGGATCTAAAGAATGTAGCAGCTGCTTGATCAGCGTAGTGCTCCGCTGACGTGAGATATCCTTAAAGAGCGTTCCAAGTGCCCTAGCCTTTAGTGTCTTTCACTTTGCCTGATTAGATGACTTAAAGCACTGGTTCTTGGGCAAGTTTACCTCTGGCTGAAGGTTTTATCTCAAAAGGTGGTATCTAAGAACTTCCAATAGGTCGAGGGGCAGAGGGTGCATCTATCGAAGCTATGAAAGTGTTAGAATAAGGGTACTGATAAACATAGTTCAAGGAAAACTAAACTGAAGCGTTGAAAGCCGTGGGTGTGTTTGTAGTAATTGATAAAGCAGGAGTTGTTATAACTACATATTCACACACTTCAAACTGTAAATCAGATGGAGTTGGATTTGGGTCAAAGATGAGGTCTTCATTTTGAATCGGAGCTCTGAGAATAATCTTATCCATATCAACTTATTCAGCTAGTTAAATCAGTTGGGTGACAGTAATATTGTTCTGGAACTAATTATAGGCTATTCTGCCGACATAAGCTTAACCTGCCAGATTAGCTTGGGGAGCCGTAATAGATATCTTAGCCTCAGCTGACCAGACAAAACCTGAAATAGAATAAGCTGAGAAATCACCTCCATAAACTGTTGCCATGGTCTGACCATCAGTGTTAGTGTAGTTCAGAGTAGTGCTAGCTGAATGACTTAAATACCATTGAAATCCGCTAGTTCTAGCTGCAGAATTGGCTCTGAACAAAGGAGCGTACAAAAAGATGGCATATCCTTGAGTGGCTGTGAGTTAAGGCAACAAGTAATTTACTTGCAAAGTTCAACTAGGAGTCTCAACAGCGTGGCCTTAAGCTATAAAAGGAACTGCTTTCGTACCGGGAAAAGCTTTTTGCAACTAAAATTCATCAATAGCGCTTAATCGTTGATAACCGACTTGTGAATCTGTATGTCGAGCTCATTATAATAAACCAAAGTTGGGAACAATAGCTGACTACGGTCTAGATCAAACTTTCTCGATAAACTGTATCTTCGAGACCGGTGCTTTCTAATTCTTCTTCTTCTCATTTTTCCCCTTTCTGGGACCTGGATTCTTCTTCTTCTAATTTTACATTGCTGTAGTTTTATTCAGCGGACAGAGTGCGAGACGACTCACATCCATATCTAACTACAGTGTTATTAACCCAAGCTCCCTCGATGCTGGAGAGAGGCAAGTTCAATCTCTCTCAGATAATCTAATCCAAGAATGGTATGTCTTACGGGTCTATGTCCACTATCCAAGATTTCTCAAAAGGTCGGACTGAAACATGGTACTATCCAGGTACGCCTCCGCGATTATTAGGCAATGAGAAACTATTCAGATGACTATATCAAGAATTCAATAAATCTTTGATAAAAGGGATAGGTAAGTCTGAAGATGCGCAATCCAAAAGAGCTTTTACATAGAACCTAGGGTTAGACTAGATGTCAACATTATTCTTAAAGTATTTCTATTTCTCGAAGACAGCTCTTTCTGGATTTCTCAAAACGACATGTTTCCCGCTGGGAGTTTAAAAGGACCATTTACTACAAAAATCTATATCCCACCATTCTCTGACAAATATATCCTTATAACACTGACCCAGACCAACTTATTTGGATTATGAACTATCTTCGGAACTGCAGAGCCTGATGTTGTCAACTATCATAGCAGCATCTGTTCTTTCACAAAACATGACACAGTCGTCACCGGCTGCTATACAGGTAGATAAATCGCCTCCAAAGAACTAAGCATAACAAATGGTGCGTAAAGTATTTCCTAAAGTAGTTCGAGTAGGATGACCAGAAAAAGTAGTACCGTTAATCTTAAAAGATTAAGAACCAGGGGTTTGACACTCAAATTTGTGATTGGGTTTCATTTTTGAATTAACAGGAACCACTAAGTCAACTTCCAAATCACAAAGCGCTTTGAAAACCGATTCTTTAAGGCATTCGACATCTATAGAAGGGATGTTTTCTACAAATCTATCTATATAAGCATTCAAGCGAGATCTATAAAACTTGAAAAACTAAACATCGACACATTATTATAATTAATAATGCTGATTACTGTCAAAAGCTGAGCCATCAAAAGAAATACTGACAGGGTCTTTAAATCGAGAAATTTATTACTGGATTCTCTATGTCAAAGAGTGGCAATCATCCCCGTGAGAAAATGAAGGTAAAACTCTCTTGATATCCTCGAAGATGAATGATTGAATGTAAGTAAGCAAACCACAATATTCTTTAGAAGGATTGAAGATGAGTCTAGGCCTGGAGGAAGCTGAAGAGACACTATAACATTAAAAAGTTTCTCCGTTTTTCACCATTGCCTCGAAATGGCCCTTGAAGCTTGAGTACCCGGGATGTTAAATCTAAGTTCTTATTTAATCCAAGTATTTTATTTTCTTTTCTCTGGGCCAAGTCGTCTTGCTGCGAAGCCATTCTAAAACAGTAATATCCTTAGACAGGTCCAAACGAGAAATATCAAAAGTAAGCTTCAACAGGAAACTCGAACAAGTCTTCCTGAAATTCTTCAAAACCTGAGGATCCGGACTAAGGAGAGAAGAGAAGTGTCTATGAAAGAGAGCAAAAAGCAAATTAGATGGTTACTTATGATCCCACTCTTTATCCGTTAGCCTATTGCCTGAAGCATCCAAAACCTAATAACCGCAATCAACCATTGCGACTTTCCGGCATTGATAAGATTCTTGTTACATTTCATAAAACATGTTAGAATAAATATTCCAGGCTATCATATTCTGCTAGAAACTCGGTCCTCAAAGACACAAAGGAAAATTTTCATACAAGCTATGAGTTTTAATATATTGAGGTGGGATATTCGAAGTCTTCTTCACGTATTTGAAATCTACGATTTTGATATTCTATTACCTCATTTTCTTCAAGCCATCTTTAAACTCTTTAGATTCATTCTTAAACACACTAGCTTAATTGTTCTCAAAAGTCAGAGGAAAAAGGTTGACTGAAGGAATTTCTTACCCGTGAATCTATAAGTCAAATTCAGGCTTAAATTTCTTATATCATATTTTATCAAAAGCCAAATCGTGCACCTAATATTTTTTTGAGACGATGATCTTATTGTGGAATCATGGGTGGACAAGAAACGGAGTTTTGGCGTCATGATTGTAATCTCCTATGAACCTTCTTTACAAAATGACTCTGTCCCAGTGTCCCTTATATCTTCACAATGCATAATAATAAAAAATGAAGAAGAAAAGGAGACCACAAAATTCGTGACAACACAGACCGGCGATAAGACTAAGACAGATTAAAATCAAGAAGAGCAAATAGTAAGGAGCGTTATTAATCATCTTTTCTCCAACTACATAATAGAACTGTCCCCAAATGTCTTCACCATAGTATCATATTCTATCCTCGTCAGTTCTCAAAAACGGTCTGTACTCTTCAAAAGAAACATCATAAGATCTATAAGATGATAGAAAATCATTGAGCTTTTGACCACAATAATCACTCTTCAATTTCAAATTAGAAAAATACCAATTTTAAGGACTCTAGACCTAATTGTGGTTAAAATAGAGAGACACCTAAGATTCTTTGCTTCTAGCATTGAACTGAATC